AAAATAATTGTTGACAAACTGGTAAAACCACGTTATAATACATACATCAACAACGCACTAAGGAGCTCACATGTTTGCACTAGCTAACAAAGAAACTTTCGATCTTGCCGCTGTACAAGATGTTCTGAACGAAGCAGGTATCCAAGCCCGCACTGCCGCTAAACAAACCTTGGCCGCCCTGGGCGGTGACCGCGGTGCTTGCGGCTTTGCTTGGGTCAACGTCTGGGGTGTCCGCTCCAACTCCAAGCTCGGCAAAGCACTCCTGGCCGCAGGCTTCCGCAAAGACTACACCGGCTCACTCCAACTGTGGAACCCAGCCAAAGCAGGTGTGCAATCTTTGGACATTCTCGAAGCTGGCGCTTATGCATACGCAGAGGTGCTGAAAGAGAAGTTGGGACTTGAGAAGGTCTATGCCGGCTCGCGGATGGACTGATAAGTAAGATTGAAAGGGGTTGACAACAGCCCCTTTTGATGTTATAATACATACTTCAACAACACACTAAGGAACAACATGGCAGCAACCAAAGCCTCCCGCAAGCCTTCTAAGGCAACCACCAACGTTATCGAGTTTGATACCGATGCTATCAAAGCCAAAGAAGCCGCTCTGGCCAAAGAGACTGATGAAAGCATTTTGGAGCGTCTGACCGAGCGTTTTGACATCCTTACTGACATGACCAAAGCTGTCAAGGCAGGTGATGTACGTGCTATGATTGTGTCCGGTCCCCCAGGCGTGGGCAAGAGCCACAACGTTGAAGCAGTACTGCAAAAGGACGGCCTGTTCGACACACTGGGCGAGCGTAAGCCACGCTTCGAAGTTGTCAAGGGTGCCATGAGCTCCATTGGTCTCTACTCTAAACTGTACGAGTTCTCCGACTCTAAATCCGTGCTGGTGTTTGACGACTGTGACGACATCTTGCAAGAAGAGCTGAGCCTTAACATCCTTAAGGGTGCCTTGGACTCCAATGCACGCCGCTTCATCTCCTGGAACACGGACAGCCGCATCTTGCGCTCAGAAGGCATTCCGGATCGCTTCGAGTTCAAAGGCGCCGCTATCTTTATCACCAACATCAAGTTCGAGCATGTACGATCCAAGAAGCTCCGTAGCCACTTGGATGCATTGGAAAGCCGTTGCCACTACATGGACTTGGAGATGGATACGGATCGTGAGAAGCTCCTGTGGATCCGCCAGATCACCAATCAAGGCATGCTGGACCGCTACGAGTTCGACGAAGCAACCAAAGAGTCTGTGCTACAGTTCATTAACAAGAACCAAGCCCAGCTCCGCGAACTCAGCTTGCGTATGGTGCTGAAGATCTCGGACTTGCGTAAGGCGTTTCCTAAATCCTGGGAAGCAATGGCTCGTACTACCTGCATGAAGCGCGGCTAATGTTACAACGCATTGCACTATATGCCACACTAGGGTTCCTACTGGATGCCCTGAGTGTTGGCTGGGATCATTGGGGCTTTTGGTGTATGCTGGGACTGTTTATAGCTGCCGAGCACATGACACGCAGAGAACTAATAGAACAACTTAATCAAGAGCTACAAGAGATGCGCCGCAAAGCGGGCACGGAAGATAAGAAGGACACACCATGAAGCTACCTAACACCACAGTCTCTACATGCACATACCTGGGTAACAGCACTACAGCCTGTGGGTGCGGAACGCTAGCAGGCAAGTCCTACTGTGCAGAACACTATGCACTAGTGTATCAAGTAGGCACAGCACGAGCACGCCGTAAGAAGGACGTTCGTGTAGCGGCACAGGTATGGAACATCCAGGACACATTCAACGAAGCTGTGGCTGAACTGGAAGCAGAAGGATACGACTTTGGCGAGGAGCGTTGGGATGTACCGGAGTTGGAACTAGAGTGAGTGGTGGATGGTCATGGTGGACCAGGCCGGGGTGGTCTGGTCTACACATACATGTAATGCTTTAGTATTACAAGCAAGCATGCCTAAAAAGATGGGGTTAGATTAAAAGGTGGGGTCGAAGGGATCTACATTTCTTACAAAATTTGCGTACAATTTTTTTGGATGTGCTAGAACCCCGGTCCCGCAACCTGACTCTACTGTGATCTACACACTGTAAAAACTTTCGGTCACCCTGCAATCGCAGATTTAAAAATTTTTTTTGCTAGATTTTTTGCCCTGCACAGACCCGATTTTAGCTTATAGTGTATTACCGTGCCGTAACTGTGCTTCGCTCATTTTCTGTAGTGCCCAGCACCATGGAATGGGTTGGTGTTCAGGTAATAACTCACGTACAGCCTTACCCACACCGTAATCCACACCATTCTCATCTGGACCAGGGTTATAGTCGTGTCCCGCTATAATGCCACCGATTTTCACCTTGGGCCACCATGCTAGTATATCAGCGTGTACAGAGTCATAATCGTGCTGTGCATCAATAAACACAAAGTCTAGGGTGTTATCAGCATATGTAGCAGCCGCTTCTGTGGATGTCATACGCACAGGCGTTACATACTGCTTGACAGGCTCTAAGTTTGCTAGAAACTCGTTATACAGTGTATCGTTTACTACACTTGGGTCATTCTGATGTTCAGGTTCATCTATACTACCTGCCCAAGTGTCTACAGCGTCGAATTTAATGTTCTTGCCACTATTAGCTATTTCAACACACATATAAGCAGTTGAACGTCCACGCCATGATCCAATTTCTACATAGTGTACTAGCGGTGCTGTAGTAGCAGGCTGTAGTACAAAGGAGTCACCTGTGTATGCGTATCCAGAGGATTGTGCGCCGGGTGCTAGTTCTACCATACGTTTATACAGTAAGTCTATACCGTCGGACCAGCCTTGGATATCGGTGTAGTAATGTGAGATCATGTGTTGTGTTCCTTTGACAGTATATTTATTATATAGGTATATAATGAGTTTGTAAAATCTGTTTTTAGCGCGGTGCGCTTCGCGCTCGTGGGTTCAGGCTCTTAGTCTCCCCTGATCTAGTGGATGTAAATAATCGCATGAGTATACTATTATTAGGCGATAGCCATATCAATCAGTTTAGTGGTTACGGGGAGACCTTCGGGCTGTGTGGGGAAGTTCTCACAGGGGATCGACTAGTTAACGGTTATGAGCCGGTTTGGAGTCGATTGGCGGAGTGGTTGGGTGCGTGTCAGCCAGGATCCAGCATGGTTGTTTCGCTAAACGAAGTGGATATACGTGCTCACTATTGGCGACATATTCCACGGGGTGCGGGTGATCCTGCGGAATATGTACGTGCCCGTGTTCATGCGTTTTACCATCGTTTACTAGAGTTACGCGAGCTGGGCAGACTTGAACGTGTTGTATTGTGGGGTGCTCCGCCTGCCTGTTTGAACATTACCAACAATCCACACTGGCCGTTTGTTGGACCACCAGCTACACGTAACCGTATTATAGACTTGTTTAATCGCGAGTTTGCACAGCGGTGTAGCCCGGGCGGTCCTGTAGTGTTTGCCACAGGGTTTTATCAATACATGGATATGGAGTCGTATGAACCTGCAGGGCATATACCGTCAGATGGAGTACACTGGGCCGGTTCGTTAACTGGAGAGTTCTGGAATGAGTTGATTGCGCCGGCACTGTCGGGCGTACAGCAGGCTATTCCGTCCGGACCTGATTATTCATTTGGATCCAGTACAGTCAGCAACTTGGATCAATACGACAGCTGGATACGTGTAGATTCTGGTTCAGGATATGAACACACAGCAGAACACTTGGGACAGTGTTGGGCACTGGTCAATCAAGCCAGCGTACCAGCTGAACGTACAGAACTGGTATTAGTCAACAAGTAAACTGGCTTCTGCATCCAGGAAGATGTTGAGCAGTCGGTCCAGTGCTTCTTGGTAACGTCCTGGATTGACTTTAACTGCTATACCGTGTGCCGCGTTCCATTCTGTACAGTTTGAAGTACGGTCATCTACTAATATATCGCCTGGCTGTGCGTGGAGATGTTTATCCTGCGAGTATGGGCCAAAGTGCATTTTAATGTCTGGGTAGTACTGTTGTATCCACTCAAACTTGTCTTGAAACACTTCGTGCATGTCATTATTTTTAGGAATAGCTGTGAGAATTTTTAAGTCCCAGTCTAGCTCATCACGGAATCGGCGTGCCAGTGCCACAAGTTCATCTGCTTGTGGCATTTTGGGTAAGTCGCGGTAAAAGTGTTTGCACTCGCGTATGGTTGCCCAGCGTTCTTTGGGCCAGCGTCCTGCTGCATCTGCTGCCGCTTGTTCTTCGCGTGACGCATTAAAGAATTCACGTGCGGCTGTGTTGAAGTCGGCTAATACGCCGTCCATATCTAGATAAATTGTTGGCATTGATTATATACTCAGTTCTTGGTCGTGTAACCGGTCTATGAATATCATAATGCTTTTTAATGTGTTGTCATTACGTAAACTCTTATAGACCAAATTAGGAATACTAAATTCACCAGCTGGTGTTTTTAGACCTTGTTTCCTATAGGAACGTAACAATTGTACAGCTTTTCTACAGGCTTGTAAATCCCCTGTTTTAACTGCGTGACCCAAAACTTTCTTCCAGGTTCTGACCATATGGGCCAGTTCTTCTTCGTTGTATCGTGGCAAGTTCTTGGTAGGTTTGGTAATCCAACGACCTGAAACAACAGAATAGGAACCTGCTGACACTGCTGGCATACGATGATCTTCTACATACAGTTCTACGGGTATATTGTGTATGGATAAGTCGTAGTTCTTTTTGTACAGTAAACGCTTGGTATCAAATAATTCTGCTACTTCGCGGTCACACTTGATAGCGTCAAAGTCTGCAATAATATGTAGATCAATATCGCTTTTAGAAGTATAAACGTAGTTTACATTACCGCCGGTGATAACAACATCTAGTACTTGGAAAGGAACACCAACGAACTGTACAAAGTCCTTGGACATGCGTAGCAATGCACCACGTACTTCGCTTTTTAGGCGATCGTGATCCCACAGCACAGGGTTAAGAGTTGTGTTGTATTCTATAGGGGCAGCGATGTTATCTTTTTCGGTCATATGGAATATTTAGTCGGTAAATATAGTTACGATGATTAAGAAACGTTTTTACCCTGGGTACATGTTAGTGGCAAACCCTAACAATCCAAGAGATGAATTAAGCAAAAGTACCATACTTGTTGTTACACATAACGACAGAGTTGCCATTGGATTACAGCTTAATAATCCACTAGAAGATATAAATCTTAAAACAGTAGCGGATAATATTGAACTTCCATACGAAGGCAATGATCCTTTGTACTACGGTGGAAACATAAGTCAAAACAAGATCCATGTAGTACACAGTTTAGATTGGCGCGGCCTGAGCACAGTTAAACTAAACGATCAGTTGGCTGTTACAAATGACATCAGTGTACTATGTGCAATTGCTGCCGGAGAAGGACCTGAGTATTTCAGGGCATGTGCAGGGTATTGGTTATGGGAAGATGGCAAGTTGGACAACATGCTAGATCCGCGAAACAAATCAGAACCGCATAAGTGGGAAGTTGTACCGGCAACACATGAAAACTCCTTTGTAGGAGAAGGCCCAGAACAGTGGAGGAATGCGTTAGAGCAAGCCGCCAAGTTCCAGGTCAGTGCTTGGTTTTAATCCTTTTCAGGATTCAAGTTATTCAACATACTACGTATAAGCGGAGCACCTGCTCCAGTAGGTTTTGGCAGTTTTAAGTTGCCGCCTGCACGTGGATCTACTTCAATAATTTCACCCGTTTCTGGATCAGTTGTAGTGCTTACTGTGCTTGTACGTTTCAAATTACTGTACATTCCGCCAGCTGGACTTTGAGGTTTTTGTCCGCCACCGTTGTAGTTTCCGTACTCTTCATCTTCGCCTAGGTCGCTAATTCTCAGCGTATCAACGTTAAATTCTAAGTCAACTTTTTGTCCAACACCCGAGGAAGAACGTGTCTTCATAAACTGGATTTGATAGCGTCCACGTTCCTTCATAGCACGACTTGTAAAGATACCAATTACGTTATCCGCTGTCATAATCTTGGACAACCCGCCCGAAATATGACTGTGATCAAACTCAATTTCTTCAACAGCAGAGCGGTTTAACTGCGAAGCTGTAACAGTAATACATTGTGTTTCCATAGCCAAGTTACGGATCTCTTCTGACACGTATTTGTCCTTTACGAACAGATCACTAGGACTGACCTTCACAGATAAAGGCATCATCAAATCGAGGTAATCTATGAGAATTACGTCAGGTTTTACGCCTTTTTTCACCTGATATTCCTTCAAATAGGCTCGAATATCGTTACAATTTTTGCCACTGGGCATATACTTAACTTGTAGGTTTCCTGCCTTCTTTCCGAGCATTTTAACCTTTAATTCAACATCGTCAATGTTCTTAAAGATCTCGCGAGTTGTGATACCTGTCATCATAGAATCCAGACGCATAGCAACTAATCCCTCAGAAAGTTCGAATGTTAAGTACAATACATTCAAGCCCATTTGTGCCCAGTTCACACCCAGGTTAGCCAGGAACAAAGATTTACCACCGCCGGATCCTGCACAGAAAATGTTCAACTCACCGCGGTTAAATCCACCATAAAGTTTCTTATCAATGCTAGGCCATCCTGTGGAAATCTGCCCGTTACCGTCCTTCAACTTGCTCAGACGTGCTCTAGGATCTTCAAAGTAATCAGTACCCATATCCTTGTTTAGAGAGATCTGGATAGCATCTTTAATCAGCTTTTCGACCGGACCATAGTCCCCTGCTTCTAGCAAATCACTAGATTCAACAATAGCTCTTTCTAGCCCTTTATGGCGACTAAAGTTTTCAAACTCAGTCATTAGCCACTCATAGTTTTCTTTAGGAAGTTGTACTGGGTTATACTGACTTCTAGTAGAAGCGTTAACAATACTTGCTTCTGGCATTACCTTGTATTCGTCTACATACTTGGTAATAAACTCTGCACTATCCTGTAGTCTTTGATCAAAGTTTTTATGATCAAAAATATTTTGACAACGGATAAAAGTTTCTGCATCACTTAAGAACATTTCCAGATACAGCTTCTGGACTTCATAATCATAATTTGGTTTTGGTTGTTTTTCTTTACTCATCAAGTGCCTCTAATTTTTTCTTCAATAGATTAATTTTTATCTCTCCGTGTACCTTGTAATGCAAAATTGTGGTTAGTACATACAACCTTCCATATTTCTTTACAGCATCTGCGATGTCTTTAATATCATCTCCCCACGGCGGTAAACTGGCACTCCAGCCGTTATCAATCGCAGCCTTGAGCATCTTAGCACCGGGCTTATCTTTGTCTGGTACAACAATAATTTCACGCTGTAATGCATTAAGTCTTGTTACTTGAGCTTCGTTGGGTTCATTGGTCATAATGCCAACACCGTCGATTGCAATGGCATCAAACTGCCCTTCTGCTACAATAACATATTTGCGATTATAATCTTGTGCATCAATATTAAACACATAGCCGCTCTGGCTATCTGTTAGATACTTTGGCTTACCTGGCTTGATCTTACGCCCTGTATATCCTACAACTTTGCCTTCGTGATAGAATGGAATAATAACTCTATCTCGGAATCCAGGTGCGGCAGACCAATGCCAGTTATACCAATCCCATCCCATTTTACGTTCATCTGCTAGATAAGATATTACATCTAGTAAATCGGGTTCTTGACATCCTTCTGTAATCCAAACATCAATTGGCTTACACTCTTCCGGTAGTGCTGTTTCAAGTAATGTTAGATTAAGTGCTTTTTTAAGCACAGGTTGATCGTCTTTGATCTTTAATGCGGCTAAGTTTAGTTTTCCAATATCTGGTTCACTCATTCCTAACCAGTGGAATAAACTGCGTGTGTTCTTACTTAAAAGTTTACCAGGAGTCCATCCTGCGGCAAAGTGACAGTTAAAGCAATGATAAACAAATCCGTCTGTTTCAACTCGTACACCGCCACGCATTCTGGTATCATAGCTTTCTCCCCTGTGCTGACAACAGGGTGCGTTGAAACTTGTCCAACCGCCAGTGGTTAGCTTTCGTTTAGGAGGAAGTAATGCTAGTAATGCAGATTGAATATCGTTCACTAATACAGTTTAGCTTCTGTACAGTGCTTTGTCAAACGTTCCGGCATAACCCGTATTATTGTTGATCGATTCAGCTGGTGCTACTGCTGGTTGGTAAACAACCTGCACATAGGAAAATACACCATTAAAGTTTGCGTAGTCAATTCCAGTAAAACCATCGTATTCTCTTTCGATAACAGTTACATAACGGTTAAAACTAGATGGAGTATTGTATAGTGTGCCTTTGATAAACACTTTACCTTTGTAACCAGTCATATACATTGCGACTGTATGTAATGCGGCATTTCCGTTGAACTCTGGGCTTGCATAAATGTTGCCACTGCGCCATTGGTATAGGTGTATCGAATCGTCGTATGTTCTATCAAAAGAAGTAATTTCCTGGCTAGGCTGTAGAACAGGATAAACGTCTTGTAATAAGTTTACCGTTCCAGTTACGCCGTAATATGTATTGGAGTACGTTGGTAGATAAGTGCCATCAGCGTCAAGAAACTTTACGCTGAATTGATATTTGCTAACATCAAGATCCATTGTATCATTTTCTGTTAGTGTTAATTCGGCCAATCCGCGAAGTGCAAAAGTAGTTCCGTCATCTAAAATATCAAGTGTTTTCTCTAGGAGCAAACGCTGATTAATTGCATCATACATAGAAAACACATAAGTTCCGGTAGTAACGATACGTTTCTGATCACTGTTCTTAAACTGAATGCGAACTTTGTTTTTAATACCTTTTTGTATTTTTAGTTCATGTTGATACATAACGCGGTTAACTCCCTTTGTAGTAGCGTCCAAATCTAATATAACGTCGAGAGTATTTGGATATAAATAGATTGGTAAATTTTGCATATCTATATTTATTACATGAAGACAACAACCCCAACTGCCTTTCAAAACAACTATCCGTTTGTATCCTGTGTTAAGTCAAATGACATCGAATATGTAGGAATTGTCATTAACTTTGATAATTTTGTAACAAGCATCTACGATATCTCTGTGATACGCACAGATGACGAGCGTAAAATATTTTTAGAAATGGGGGAGATTTGGTGGTGGGAAAGTAATAGAAAAATACCTATTAACATTTTCCTCAAAAAAGAAATGCAGTTGTTTAGATATGCAATTAAGACATTCAACAGCAAAGATATTGAGCTAGTGTTTGGTCCTAGCGTTAATTTAAGTGAAATAGCCGAAAAGCGCATTAAGCGCAAGTCAATCCAGCTAGTTAGGAGCCCGCGCTCGATTCGTTAAGTTGTTCGCAAATTAAATTCATTTGAACAACAATCGCAGCCGCATATGCAACGGCATGCGCCTTCTTAAAAAAGTATTCATCGCCTTCGGGTTTCAGCCAAACTTCGTTCTTCACGACGGACCAATCGCTTCCAATCAGATAACGTTTCGCTGGGCGGATAACCGCCAACACAGCGGCTAACTCCTCGATAGAGGTAGGTTTCATCTTTCTCAAAATCGTCCCATGCCCGTTCACATGAAACAAGTTGTTCGTGAATTCGTCTTCTAGCAGTAGATCCCATATCGGTTCCTGGTTAAGTAATCTAACTAGATGTTCTTCATCTTTGACACCATTGTAGATGCCAACATTTAGAAAATCTAACTTAAGATATCCCCGTTTTTCCGCTTCTTTATAATCTATGCTTGCACATCCAGTTAACGGATTTACAGGGATACTACTACTATAAACGCCTGTGTTGTGCTTCCGGTTGACACCTTTTTCAATTATGGACGCAGGAACGTGCTGGATAATATCCAGAATTTTAGTCCTGTCAGCAAAGTCAATATCAATATCCGGCAATTCGAATCTCGTCGTATGTTGGTGCGTAGTTTCCGCGATGTTGTACTGTAATACTTCCCGCGATGTTAGCAAACATTATAGCTTTTTCTATGTCTTTTGTCAATAGGTACTGATAGGCTAATGATGCCAAGAAAGTATCGCCTGCACCGCATACATCCGAAACTTCAATTGTTGGTGCTGGGTAAGTTTGGTTTTTATACCGTGCTCCAGCTTTTCCTAAGGTAACAATTAAGTCATCTGGGACAGATGTTGCTAGACTGTTTTCCAAACTGTTAATTTTTACATAGGCGCCTTGGAATCTTTTTAGATCTGTTTTCTTTGTATCAATAAAAACTGGACCTTGGAAGTTGCGTATAATCTGTTCAATATGTTGATATGTTAGAAAGCCCTTGTTGTAATCTGAAATTACCACAGCATCGTATGTTTCCCACGGATTACTTCCAATGTCTCCATCCCAAGGTTCAATTGCAGGTTCGTCATCAACTCTTAGTAAATGTTGTCCAGATCGAGAATCAATGTAGCGGGTCTTTACAATATCTTCTCGGTTAGTGATAAATGCAATCCAACAGTTTAGATTAGTAAGATTATCATGTACATTTGCGGCCATGCCAGATACATCGTATGTTTCTGTAATCTTAAGTACAGGCACAGGTGCTTCTGGACTTAACCTATCCACTGTGCCTATATTATATCGATCGGTACAACTATCCCCGATTAATAATATTTTTAATTGTGTTGGTAGTTGAGTAGTTTGGGACAAGTTCATAAAATTTTATATCTTTGCAAAGGTGGGCACCAACAATTGGCTTACCGCGATAGTCACTTCCTTTAACCATAATGTCTGGACAATAGTTTTCTAGAATAAATTCTAATTCTTCTTCGCTATTAAAAGTCCAAACTTCATCTACACATTTTAAACTCTGTAGCATAAATGCACGATCAGTTTGGTTATTAATAGGACGTTCGCTGCCTTTGAGTTCTTTAACACGGTTGTCTGTATCAATACAAACAAGTAAATGGTCACCAAGACTTTTAGCATATTCTAACATCTCAATATGACCGCGATGTAAAATATCAAACGTTCCGTTCACAACAATATTCATGGATAATGTTGCCTTAACTTAGTTACGTCAGCACATGTATATTTTTGATACTGTGCTTGAATGTTTTCAGGCATTGGAATATATTCCACGGTAGCATTGTACTTGTCTGCAACCATACGTGCTACTGATTCAAAAGAAGTTGCGCGACCTGTGCCAACGTTCCAGATACCTGATTCTTCTACATTAAAGAATTTCTTATGTACATCAACTACTGTTTCAACTGGTACAAAGTCTCTAAGGTACTTGTCTGATCCTTCAAACAATTTTATGACTCCAGTTTCTTTTGCCTGTTGCTCAAATCTAGAGTATGGACTAGGTTGATCTTTATGACCTTCGTGAGGTCCATACACATTAAAATATCTAAAGCCTTGAACACGTACAGATACCTTACCCGACTCTTTCATTTTGGTTGCGTATCTTTCAAATAGATACTTACTCCAAGCATATGGACTCTGAGGGCTAACGGGTGCATCTTCTGAGAACGTTGATATCATTCCGTATACGCTTGCAGAACTTGCATATTGTAATGCCGCACCCCAATGATTACAGGCACCAAGCAACCATCGACTGAAGTCGTAATTTTGCTCCATTATCTTTCCAACATCAGTTTCTGTTGTTGAACTAATTGCGCCTAAGTGAATGCACAGGTCTTTGTTCTCAAGGTCAGGTAAAAACTCACCCCATTCGTATAATGTTATATCGTGTTCTTCGGACAAAGCATTAACCATATTTTGTCCAATAAATCCGTTGTAACCAGTTATAACTATGTTCATTTCTGACTGTCGCCTTTTGCAACTCTATAGTTGTCTTCAACTGAATCTGGAGTGCTTACTTCGATAAGAGCACCTTCTTCTAAACAAATTACTTGATGCGGGAACAACGGAGGATTATGCCAAGTGTCGCCTTCTTTAATTTCGTTTTCGTGATGAGTTGCATCTTTAGTATCAATCCATCTAACAAGGAACTTACCGCTTAGTACAAACCAGGTTTCATCTTTTTCATTATGAAAGTGCATACTAAATTTTGCGTCTTTGTTAAATTTTAAAACTTTACCGCAATACTTGTCGTTGGTTGCAAATATAAATTCATGCCCCCAACCTTTTTCAACAAATCCATTTAATCGTGTCATACTGGTAATCCTGTAAATCTACTTAAGAAACTTTCAAGGTAACAACTGTATTCCTTTGGATTTTCTTTATTTTTATCTTCACGATAGTGTACCCATGTATTTCCGCTATCTTCGACAATTGCGATAACAACAAATCTATCATTGTTGCCGCCCCACCAACGTGAGCCAACTGTAACTGCTTTCATTTATAATCTCCACTACACATCTTTAATAGTAATTGATAGTTATCCCACGCTTTCTGTAGTGCAGGAATATCTTTTCTCATGTTTCGTTCTCGCATTATTCTACCTGGCATATACTGCGTCATATGTTCAAATTCTTCTTCACTTATATGAATTGTTAAGGAAGGACACTCTTCAAGAGTTAACTCAGTATTGTAATTAAAGGAAGACCAACTAACTGGTTGCCTACGTACAAACCTGCGTGTACCAGGTTCTATCTTAGCACCAAACTGTTCTTCAAAATCTCTCTTTAAATTTGGATTCATTTTATGCCAGCCTCTTGACATATTTCTTTTACAAGAGCAACATCTGCCGGCACTGACTTAAACTTCTTTAACCAGAACGGTACATCAAACGCAGGAGAAATCATGTTTAATTGTTCGTCACTCATGTTTCTTACCATTGCTTGTCCTGTGCTTGTATTTAAAACTACCCATGGACTAATGTTACCATTTCTGATATCATTAACCGCACGATTCAAACTTACATAGTTAAAGTAATGATTAAACTCTGCTTTGGCATCGTCCCCCCATTCCATCATAGTTTGCAGACTACGTTGAACAGCACTTTCTACAGGTTCTACTTTAATCATTTCAAACAGGTATTGTTCATACAATTCGTCACGGCACCAGTGATCTAACTTAACACCACTTTTAATAACATAGTCAATAAATTTGTCTGGATATATTGGACGAACATTATTGATAAAACTACCAAATTTTACAAAGGCATTATAGTAAGAACTGTCAGCAAAGTTATCGTATGTCTTGGGCTTCTTGGCGTTTTGTGTTAGCTGCCAGAAACGATTAAATGCCATGAATCCTGCTTGGACACGCTTCTCGTCTTTTTGTAGAGCACGCCTTTTTCTTTCACACATGTGCGATACAAGAGTTCTCTCTTGCATGAAACTCTTGCTACAATGTACACATTTATAAGGTTGTTCTACCAATGCTATCATTTCATATCATTCTTTAATTTTTCTATGCACTCTTTTTTAATATCGTCTGTGGCTCTATTAAATCCGTAATTTTCAAATCTTGTACTAATGCAAATGTTATCCGGAGTATAATCTTTGTCATTGTCGAGCCTGTCTAAACTAGGGGCAAGCGGGTAATGTTTTCGAAATACATCCATAGGATCTATCGGCAATCCTAACCATTTGCTCTTACACCCTTGCTCGTTAAAAATTCGTTCTAGGTCTTCTTCAGTACACGAAAAACTCTTCACAGGTCGATTTACACCTTTACTTTGGTGCCATGTATTCCACCCAGATTGTGCGCTCTTTGCATTAGCTAGGATTTTTTTCCAAGGGTTTTGTTCTTTCTTCACTCGTAGTCTTTCCGTTGTTTTTTATCAAGACCTACCTTATCAAATAACTCTTGACAGTCTTCCTTATCCATCATAGATGCCATTTGTTTGATGTCAGACATCTTCATTGCAGGATAAATTTCACAAAGAAGTTTTTCAACCTTGTTTGCTTTTTCTTTCTTACCAGCTGCAATATAAGGATGAAAACAATTTACGCCAGCGCCTGTTGCCGCAAACAATTTCCATAGCAATCCTTTATGATTCTTGCTCAACACCCAATGATTCTTATTAACCATTTCATTGGTCATTTCCACAAACCATTCTTGAATATCTCTGTCCCCTTGTACGTTTGCTGTATAACGCATCAGTATATACGGACTAAAAGATTTGCGTTCTTCGTCAGAAAGTTTATCGTAGAAATCGTAGTTCTTTTGATCTACTGCGTTGAGTTCTCTTTTAATATCAAGTGCCATGTTTTTCTTTTGTATGAGGAGTTAACCCTTTGTGTTCCACACCTTTTTTATACCACTCGGTAAGGTCTTCTTTTTCTGTAATGATTATCTTACTAGCCGGACTACTTGTACCAATGCCAATGTTACCATTAGAATCGATACGCATTACCTCATTGCTATTAACGATTATTTTCATTACTTAGATGATATATTATTTTAGCACGTTCCAGTGCTTCGTGTAAAGTAGGATTGGTCTTTGCTGCTCGACGTATTTCACCCCATAGTTTGTCATCCATCATATGATCATGTAAAGGGCGACCGTCACTTGTTCGAGGATCGTAACTCCATCCAACTTCTATACGTGTACTAGGATCAGCCCCAGATTCTCTAGCATAAGTGATGCCATCAACCCGTTCGTACACTAATGTTTTATTTGGAGTCAACGATCCCATATTACCAGCACTTTGTATAATCTACCAATTCACTTTGACGGCTAACTTCTTTAACAAAGTAAGCACACAATGGTTTAGGACCTGCATGTAGTGGAGTGCATAACAACTGTCCTGGTTTCATTTTAGGAAAATACCATTTAACATCTTGATATACATCTACAATGTCAATCTCTAAAAACTCTGGTCTAAATCCACTTAATGGATTAAAACAAAATGTTTTAAATCCTCGATCATTTAAACTTGTTAGTGGTAGAATTTCCATGTCAGGGCCTTCTGGATCTCCAACAATAGTACACCAATCTAACGGCATTGTAATTTCATTACCGCCAATTTTAAGTACCACAGCAGGTCCTGTAAAACTTTCCAAGAATATTAATGGAATAAAAAAGTGATCAGGGTTGTTGTTATCGGAGTTATCCAATACAGCAAATCTTAGATCATCTTCGATCTCGTCAGGTAGTTCGTTTAGATAAAATGTTTTATCTTCTAATGTTAAAATTTGCATTATATATATTTTACTTTCTCAATTGTGAATGGATACTTCGCTTCTTTATAGAACTTCTTACGCTCTGTAAGATGCCTCTTCGCGTACTTTGTAGATGCCGTGAGGTCCCAGATCTGTACGAAGTCTTTGTCGTCTGCTTTTCTAATGCCTCGCCCAATGCTTTGTATAACCCGGACAAAGCTCTTTCCGGGCTCAAGAAGAACCATATTAAAAATACGGGGGATATTAATACCCACAGCGGCCACACCG